TGTAGTTGGCTCACGTTCGGAAGTCCCCAGGGGGGCTTCCTGAGCTTTCAGGGGGTAGAAGGGGGATCCGCCGGAGGCGGCGCGGGAGGTACCTCTTCCTCCGGAGTCGGGATAAGACCCCGGGCAGTAAGCTCGCTATGGGCACGAGCTCCCTTTTCGGGGTCGTGGGCTGCATCCAGCCATTCGAACACATCGTGATCGAACACCTCCCGCACCTTCGAGGGCAGTTTCATGAAATGCTCTTTGGCCTCTTCGGCCTGAGCATGCATGGTCGTGTAGTCGGTGAACTCCGACACATCCATGTACAGATCATCGGCATTCTGGAGGGACTCCATGATGCCCGTGTGGCCGAACTGACCGAGGATGTGTTTGATGTCCGCCATGTGGGCGTCCGACTGGATGGTCTTCGAGGGCTCCTCGTTCACCGTCTGGAATCGGGGCTTACCCCGATAGTCCAGAACGGCCTTTTTCTTCGTGGCCATGTTATTTCCTCAGGATGAGGGCGAGTAGGGACCGGATCATCATCTCCGATTTGTCACCGCCGAGAGGGTCCTTGAGCATGTCGAGAAGCGGTTGATTCATGCTCACCTGCTGAGCGAGCCTACGGGCGTTCGACTCACTGAGATTGAGCGACGCCATCAGCTCACGCTCCATCAGGCCGTTGGACTGACCGGCCCGAAAGCTGGAGCCTCCCGGCTCCTTGAAGGTCTGGTAGGCTACGGCTCGTAGCCGTTTGATGGCGGAATCCCAATCCACTGACTTGGTTTCCGCCTGGGTTTTCGCAATTTGGGCATCCATCTGCGCAATCTGCTTTTTCAGGAGGATGCCCTGGAGAGCGGAGCTCGTGCCCTTTCCGGTCACTGACTCCGCCTGGTACATAGAGCCGGAGGGGCTCGACGCCCCTCCCTGAGAGTAGGCAAGCGCCGGATTCAACCCGGCCTTCCGCATGTCCTCGACTGCGGCTTGCCATTCGGTATTGCGCATACGCTCCTGGAAGGCGCGATTGCGCCGGGCTTCGCCCCTATTCTCGCGATTGGCCAGCCACTGGCCAGCGAGCGCGGCACCACCCGCGATGAGGCCGGGCACGATCATGACCATCAGAGTCGCCCCGTCAGAGAAGGAATGGACCGGACCGGCATCGGAAGTGCGGCCTTCACATCGAAACGAATATCGGCGATGAAATCGACCGCGGTAGTCACGGTCTTAACCCGAGTCATCGACGTCCCCGTCTGATCCTCAATGAACGACGAATTCAGAGACGGCGGCAGAGCGAAATCCTCGGCCAAATGCCAGAACGAGAGGGAACCCGGAGTGTCCGGATTGAACTTGCCCACGACCTCGGACGGGCGCGAGCGGTACTCCGCCCAGCGCTCCTGGTAACCGAAGACCGAGGTGTTGGTACCGCCGTTCTGGTTGTACAGCTCCCGATTGAGAATGGCCTGCTCGCCCAGGTGGGCGAGCGCGGGGATGTAGAAGTCGAACCGAGACGAGCGGGTCCACATCTTCTGGATACCCTGGAAATAGGTCACGTCCCCGCGTGCCCGAATGAGCCCGATCACGTAGCCGTGCTCGGTGAAAGACTTGGCAAAGCCGCCTGTGATCGTACCGGCGGCCACGCCACGAAGCTCGCCCTGAGGCTCGTCGTTCGTCGAAATCGATTGCGTCGAGTCCACACCCGACGTGTTCGCCACTGGCGAGATGTTGATGTAGGAACGACCACCGCCGAGATACTCGGAGCGCTGTAGCCGGAAATCCGGGTTGGTCACACCAAAGTGTGACTTGATTAGCTCGACGTAGCGGGTACCGCCTCGGGCGTCCCGTTCGAGCAGGCGCTGATAGGCGACCGACAGGCGGAGCGCGTTTATGTCCACCAGAAGCTGGGACGTGAGGATGTGCATCCTCTCAGACCCATCCGCATCCTGCGTTACGCTCAGATCGACCTTCGGCTGGTCAGCGTCCAGCTGGTAGAAGTCCGACAGCGCAGTCGAATAGATCGAGGGATTCTCACCAGCCGCAACGTTCGCAGCCACGCTCACGGTTCCACTACCGTCAGCCGCGCTCAGCGGCGCGCTCTGCGCATCGCCCTTTTGCAGATACGGCAGCGCCGACGTGAAGTAGTCGTGCTTCTTGGCGCCCTTCTTCACAGCGTAGTTCGACAGAGTGTCCGGGCCATTGCCCTTCGTCACGATCACCTCGTCAATGAGGTTCTGATCCCGGAACCACTGGTTGTAGATCAGGTTGTATGCGCGGAAAGGGAGCGCATTGGGGGCTGTCGTGGCCGACGTCATCGCGTCGGGCAGCCCGAAATAGGCCGCAAGGCCATGCACGGTGGTGTCATCACCATGGTCCACCGTCAGCCCGGTGGCGAGCACCGGAACTGTGTAATCCGTGTCCTGAGCGCCAGCATCATCGTGCTGGCCCATGAAGTACTTCCAGTTGTCCCACACCAGCCGGCACGGCACGAAAAAGAAGTAGGTCTGAACCTCGATGTTGTCCATCACCGGAGAATCGAGGGGCGAGAAGATCCGGGCGAAACCCGTAGTCCTCAGGGTGAGCGTAGTCCCTGGCATGATCTCTTCGAGGTAGATCGGGGTCAGGTAGCCAGCCAGGAACGACATCTTCCGATTCTTGGACCAGTCGAACTGGGACCGGCCGATCCTCACCGAAGGCTCTTCGGCGAACCGATTCCGCGTCGAGCGGCGGATTTGCATGTTACGCATCGGTCACATCCCCCAGCTCGTCGAGCTCGTTGACCCGCATCGCACCCTCTAAGGGCGTTTCCGCCACGAACGTGATCCCGATACCGAGCGACGCGGGCTCCTGGGGGATCAGCTTCCCGCTGATCGCATCGAACTCGCCGATCACGAACAGCGTATAGTCAGCGGGGTGCGTCGCGAACGCGTGCTGAGGCGTATTCACCGCCTGCCGGAACGAACGAATCGCGAACTCGACCGAAGGGGCACAGAAAGGCTCCAGGAACGCACCGGCGCAGACGTCGAACACTGTGAACAGGAAGGTTTTCATCGTTTCCTCGAATTGAAAAGGTCCTCACGAGAAGCGAAGGCAGCCGCCTTCGCATTGAGCTGGTACTTCGAGAGTGATTTGGCTTCCTCTATACGCTTACTCCTTACCTCGAACATGAGCGCTTCACGATCCGGAAACGAGATCCCCGGCAGATTGTGATTCGGGTTCTCCATCACCTTATCGTAGTAGCGAGGCGGCTTGTACTCCTTGCCCTGGACTACCACTCGGTCGGCCGGGTACACATCACTCCAGTAGCGCTTGAGCCACCTCAAACCGATCGCAGGCCGTAGAGACATCCGAGTAAACTCGGGCACTCGGGTAGGGATCTCACCCGTCTCCTTGTTTACGAACGGCAAATCATAATGGTCTGGGTCCGCACGCTTCGAAATCTTCTTCTGGACATACCCAGCACAATACGCGCAACTCGCGGGGGTCACTGTCCCGAACTCAGAGAAACCATGAGGCCAATGAGCCTCCAAAGACGGGGCCCGCCAAACATGAGAGCGAGAAGAATCAGGGATAGAACACTTATCCAGAAAGTGAGGACCAAAAAGCACCGCATGGTAATGTGGCCGTTGGAACCGGTCCCCGTACTCGCCGCAGGCGAAGTATCGGACGGACCTGGGCGGCTCTGCTTTACGCAGGGACTTAAAGAATCGTTGAAGATCTTGCGGAATGAGCGAGCCATTCTCAGGTAGCTCCTCATAGGTCAGGGTAACAAACCATCCGGTCTCATGCAGCACGGATTCGTGCATAAGCCGGGTCGTCCAATCACGGGCTTGGTCGGCACGGCAGCCGCCGCAGTGGCCACAACCGACCTCTTGCTCCAGCCTAACGCCCGAGACCTTTTGCTTGATCCCGACTCGCACTGGTTGGAAGCATGCCATAGGAAAGCAGGTAGATACGGCACCAGATACAACTGATGCAGTGGCACGGACCTTCGAGAAAGAACGCGTCCCAGTCGCGGTGCGTAGGCTTCACAGCCTGATACCGCCACGGAATCCCATCATGCGGTTCTTCTTGTGATACCGCCGACTTCCACGGCGGAAGGTACGCTTCGAGTGACGACCCGACATCCTACGTCGACGGAAGGCCATGTGGGGAATCTCCCTACAAAAGTGTTGGGTTTTTCCTGACAGACACAAGGTCAGCAGGCACGTATCTTTAGAGTACACCTCAACAAGGGAAAACACAATGAACCACGACCGAATCCGCCTGGCCGTCCTGGAACTCACCGACGCACTCGCGCAGTCCGGAGCAATCGCACGCCAAGAAGAACTCGAATGGCTCCGCAGCAGACTCTTGGATGTCCAACAATGGAACCTCACCCTCAAGCGCTTCAAGGCCGAGAGCATGGAGAGGCACACGAACTCGTAATAGGTGACTTGGGGTCACCTGGCACAGAGATACCAAGTGGGTCCTGTGCATTGCGCTCTTCGAGCGCGTCAAGGCAACGCTTCCGTTG